GGCTTGAAAAAGAACTAGCTAAATATGAAGAGCTTGATAGAGAAGAATACTATCAAACCTATGGCGATAAGGATAAGTTTGAACTTAACGCATTAACACAATACGAATCATCTACTCCTAATGCTGATGGCTTAGGCTTGTCAGGCGGTAGTGGCATAGCAAGTGATGCAGAAGTAGATGCAATTTTAGGACTATAATATGGCGACTAAAGATCAGTTAAAGACATGGATAGTAGAAAACCAAGATAAACAAGGCAAAGAGGGCAAAGATGGACAAGATTTTGAAAAGGTTAAAAACAAGTACTTATCACTTAGAGGTAAGACTAGTCGTGCTGAAGAAGATGTTAAAACAGGTGATTACAGTATGGGTGCAGAAAGGGCAAGAACTGCTGCACAAGGTCTTACATTTGGCTTTGCAGATGAAATTGAAGCTGGTGCAAGGTCTTTATTCTCTGATAGCAAATATAAAGACATTAGGGATGAAATTAGGCAAAACACTAGGGACTATCGTACAGACAATCCGGGCGAAGCGTTAGCATTAGAAATGGCAGGTGGTGTTGTTATTCCAGGTGGGATAGCAAGAACTGCGTTTAAAACTGCTATAAAAACAGGTGCTAAAAAGGGTATGCCTTTTAAGGTAGGTGATGCTATTAACAAAACCAATAACGCCAATGCAGTTACTTTAAAACAAGCCGCTGGAGTAAACGCTGGCTTGGGTGGAGCTTATGGTTTAGGTACAAGTGAGTCAGATAAGGTATCAGGAATGGCTGCAGATACTGCATTAGGTGCAACTATTGGTGGCGTAGCAGGTAGTGCTATTCATGGCATAGGAAGACAGTTTAAACCTCTTGTTAACGAATACTCTAGGCAGTTAGCCAGAAAAGCGGTTGCAAGAGATGAATTGTTTAAAAAGTTAGGTCGTGATGATTTAGATCCGGGATTTGTAACTAAAGGTACTGCTGAGGGTGGTTTCTCTGATAGCTTTGAAAAGCAATTAGGCAATGTGTTTAGTTTTATTAAGGAAGGCAAAAATAGCACATTAAAAGGTTATAATGCTAACGTAGCTAGAAAGATATTAGCAGTAAGCACAAAAGACCTAAACTCTACAGATAGAATTATTTTAAAAAAACAGATGAATCTTGCAAAAGATAACGCAGAAAGATCTGAAATATTAGAAAGAGCATTTAATAAAAACTATGACGAAGCATTTAAAGGTTTAAGTTTTAGACCAGATACTCCATATAACGATGCAATAGATAAATGGCTTGTTAAATCTTTAGCTAACAAATCTCCAGAAGAAAAAAAATACTTACAACAAAGTTATGACTTACTTAAAACTAGGGTAGCATCGTTAAAGAAAAATGGTCGTGGAAAAGAGAATGGTGGCAATATTAATGAAATAATTAGAGAATTACAAGCATCAACAACACAAGCCTCAAAAGGCATTATGAACAACGTAAATAGAAGGTTACAGGTTGCAGATGAAACTAAAGAGTTACAATCAATATTTAAAAAGGCAGTAGAAAGACAAAGTCCTAAAGCCGCAAAGCTGTTAGAAAGCACTAAAGCTGCATATAATCTTAAACTAGCTTTTAACAAGTCAGCTGGAGACCAAAGTGGTTTAGGTATTATAACTCCTAAAAAGGCTAGAAAAGAGTTTGTTGATAGAGGGTTTAATATTAACGCTAAAAATAGAAATAAAGCACAAGCTACATCTAGGGCTGGTGATAATATAGCTAAAGAAGCTGATGAATATAGCTTGGAAACTATTGGTAGAATTAATCCTGACTCAGGCACTGCGGGTGCTATTGCATCTACAGGGTCTATTCTTGGTATTGGTGGCCTTATTGGTGGTGGTGCAATATTAGCTCCAGCAGTATTAGGTGTAATTGCAGCAGTTGGTGCTAAGGCATTTCAATACTCACCTTCAATGATCAGAAGATTTAATAAAATGATTGCTAAAAAAGACTACCGACAAGCAGCAGATATGTTAGAAAAGTATGGCACTGGTAGTGGTTTAGCAGGCACTGAAATAAACCAACTTGTAAACGAGTTAAGACAAGGCAGGTAAGGGGTAGGGAGTTTTAACTTTATAGGAACTATTTTTATGGAAGCATTATGGACAGTATCAGCACCAGCATGGCAGTGGCTACTCTCGGGTGTAGTAGCATTGTGGGTCTGGGAAACATGGCTAGAACACGTTTGGTACAAATTTAAACACTGGGTGACTAATCATCCCCATAAAAAGTAATGACAATAGTTACACTATTATATCTTAGTGGAGCTGTAACAGGTACAGTGATAGGGGAAGCATATAAACCCCTATCCCTACCTTTTCATGATAAAGATTGCTATACACACACTAAAACAACAAAGGAATATAACTTTGAGATTAAGGATTATATTGAGAACTCAGTAACGGAGGAAACTTGCACTTGGAAACCACGAAACAAACATTAATATCCATCATCGCATTAGCAACTGCTTTTGTAGGTGGAGACTATCTTGATACAGTAGAACCAACATTGCATACTCATGTTATAACGGAAGAATGTACAGTAGTGAGACAGATAGAAAAAGAACTGTAAATAGCAATTAGACAAAAAAATAACCCCCTTGTAAGTAGTTGATTACAAAGGGGTTTTTTTATGGGTTTTTAGGCTCTAAGCTCATATAAGGCTCTGTGTTGATTTTGGGTAGGCTACCCTACGCTGGAAGATTTAAATCGCTCCTAGAGCCTCAAATAATTAGTAATTCCAAGCAAATAAATCGTTAATGCTGTAAAGTTCATTGCAATAAGTGCCTTATCTCTCCACACAAATGATATATATATCCACCCTACTGTAGGCAGTACCGCTATAAATAGATTTGCTGGATAGATGTTAGCAGCAGTAAGTATCATGGATAAGATGATAAATACAGAGCTTATCCACTTTACACAATTTAAAGTCTTATGTGATTTCACAAGACCCACCAGTACAAGCTAGAGTCTGAGAAGATTCAGTATTATCTTCTTCCTCTAACATCTCGTCAAACTCAATTAACTGTGGTGTTTCTGCTAACGCCTTTCTAAACTCATCCTTACTAATGTCCTGATATGGTGCTTGAACATAGCTATGATCCGAGTGAGGTAAGAAACTAATCCCGGAAATCTCATCAAAGTATTTATACACCCATGCACCTACCTCTAACCATTCATGCTCCCTGACGTTAATAGTTACAGATGGTTTATGTTCACACCAATGCCTTTGATAGATTAACCAAGTTTCAAGTTCTTCAAGAGCAGTTCTATCGTTGCGTGTAATGCTTCCTCTAGGACTCTTAATAGGAAAACTAAAGACTGCGGTGCTGTCAGGACGATATGCTTCATCTTCAACAGTGACTCCCTTCCCTTTAAGGAACTCATAAAGAGTGTCTTTCTTATCAATTCTAACAGTCCGAATGTAATAATCACTATGTCTACTATGAATACCACTAGCGGAGTCAACAAGCTGACTAACAGTACCACTAGGCTTAACGCAAGTAATACTAGCAGACTCTGGAACTTCAAGGAGCTTGGCATACTTTTTGTTTGTTTTTCTTGCTTCATCTCTTAACTCCTCTAAAAATGTAGGATCTGGATTTGACATCATCTTGCTATCCATAATCCCTGTTAATGAAACACCTAACAATCTTTCTTCAGTTGTATTCTTATGCCATTCAGCAGATAAGAATTGAAACTTGTCTAAAGTAGATTGAAAAGTACCTAGTATTGTTGCTAACCTTACTTTTTCAAGTAATGATTCTTTTGTGTCATTACTTCTTACAACTACCTCTGTTAGGTTACAGAATTGCTTATCACGCAAAATTATCTCGCTGCAAGGGTTCGTCCCGTAGTTTAAAGAGTCATCACGTCTACCCCATTTAGAAGCTTGTTTCTGAGATGCTACTCTGTTAAAGATACCACGCTCACCTGACTTAGACTTTACTAACGATAGCCACTCTTCCATAAATACTTCCATGTCAGGTTTTTCTGTATAAGCTACAGAGTTATTTGCTAAACCTCTATGTGGATTGTCATTATACCAAGCACCTATCTTAGCCTCTCTCATTCGTTTATCAGTAAGATTAGATAATGATATAAGAGCTGATCGTCTAACTCCTCCAACTACTACAATCTCACCAATCATACAAGTAATGTCATGTACTTCTAATGATGTTAGCTTACGACCTCTAGCGTTAATGAATGTATCAGTAACAAAATCAAACAGTCTCTTTAATGGCTCAAACCCTGATGCTCTACCTCCAAATGTTTTTAGCCTAGCACCTGCGGGTCTAACACGAGAGTAGTCAATGGTCGGTATGTCACCCTCCCATAAACTAGATAGAAGTTTTTTAAACGCTTTCGCCCACCCAAGTTTGCTGTCGCCAACAACAATAGTATCATCACAAGGATTAATACTTTCTGGTATCTGTGGTAGTTTATCAATCTCTTGTCTTTCACAACTAAATCCAACTCCTGTTCCGTTCATTAGAATGTATAGTGCTTCACTAAAAGCTCTCTTGTTATTCATAGCCAAGTAGCTACAGTTATACGCAGATATGTTATCACGCTCACAAGCCTCACCTGCTGTCATTAACAATCTCATAGATGGCATTACTTCTAGGTTTAATACTGCATTATGAATCCTATCTATATCTTTACCTAGTTTTGGTTGATGTTTCTTAATAAAATCTGTTAGCCTTGTTACTGTTTCTTCAAATGTTTCTCTTCTTTTTAGTTCTGGTATGTATCTAGCATAGCGTGATACATGAATGAATCTCTGATAATTGTCCATTTATTCTCCTTTCGTTAAGATAAGTCGGTTATGTAAGATTTGTATCTGCCGTTCTTTTCTTTCTTCCAGCCTTCAACAAGAAGAACCCAATCTGCATCTCGTAAGTGAGGTGTGTATTCAGATTCTTCTATCTTTTTAATCCGAGCGTTTACATTGCTATACGATGTTACCTGTAAAGCGTGTGTCTCTCCAGTAATTGATATACCTAATATATCAAAGTTCCAGAGGTCTTGCCTTTTAAAAGCATGAGCGTTCCATCTTTCAACTATCTTTACTAGAACATAGTCACCTGACTCTCTCATGCGTTTTAAGGTTCTTTGTGTAGGAGATGTTTTAGCCATTACGCATCTCCTGTGTCATCAACAAACCTGTCAGGGTCATTGGTTTTAGGTAATACATTGCCATACCCATCTTCTCTTACAACATCTTCTTTACGTTTAACGATGTCTTTCTTTATTGTTTCAAACTGATCTTCAGTTGGATGTCCAGCAAAGATAGCGTTCCATGCTTTCTCCATCTCTTCGTCAGTAATATCTTGCTTACGTCTTCCGCTACCTTTTCCCATTATTGCACCTCCGTAAATTTAGGTTTCTGAACTCCTACGAATCCGCAGGACTGTTTATCTGTTGGCTCAAAGTCAAATGATGAATCACTGTTATGCCCTATTGGCATATAAAGGTATTCTTCTAATTGACACATCATAATTTTAGCACCTTGTGTTGCACAGTTCATATTGTAATAATCTAAAGCATGGTCGCAGTTGACAAAGTTAGATACATAGACTAAATCATTATAGCTATCTGTATAACTAACAGCCATAACAAAATTACCTACCCCTACCTTACTACCTTTCTCTTCTGCTAATACACCTAATGCAAATACTCCGTAAAATACTATCAGCAATAAGACAATGACAAGCTGAAGTATAGTGGTTGTTGCTATGTTACATAACCTCTTATGTTTCCATTTCATTTTTATCCTCCAATTCTATTAAAAGTTTAACAGTGTGTATTGCCTTGTATAAGTCTTCTACACCTCCCTTATCTTTATATCTGGTAATATATTTAATAGCATTACCTTGTAAGTAGCTTAACTTATTGTGTTCAGCATACACTGCTGGTTGTATTGCTAACTTGCTGTAATGGTCGCCACCTACCTGTTCTTTAAGTGGATTCTTTACTTCAAAATCAATCGATG